CTTTAACTATAAGTTAATACATTAAGTTAATGATCTTTAAATACCAATGACTTAGCACTAAACTCTCTCTCTTCTCTCTATAGTTTTATTGTTACTATGTAACATATCTTGCTGTCTAATTATCCCTATTGGGTAACTACAGCATAGTAACGACTGAGCGTAGCTTGCGAAGCGAAGGAAGTTGCGGAGCTGTAGTTACTAAGTAATTAACTATCTCTCTCTTCCTCTTAGCTATCGACTATCTCTACGTGTTGTGTGCTTTTGATCTTAAGTGTAAAGCTTTTAAAGCTACCCGAAGGTAGCTTAGTTATTATTTGCTCACATGAATATATTTAGTGAACTGACAAAGGTAGTATTCTTTAGCTATTGGATCGTAGCACCTTAATGCTACTGTAACTAAAGTACCTGTAGGATGATATGCTAAAGCAGTTACTAATTTGTACATTGGATTACCTTTAGGTTAGAGTTAGGGATAGCACATCCTTGTGCTTGGGTTAGATTAAAGCTTAACAGCCTTGGGTACTGGAGTTGGCTTTATGTCGATGACTACGGATTCCTCAAGCTCACGAGCTAGTAAGATTAACTCTGTTTGCATCTCGAGTTCTTGCTCTGCTAGCATTTGCGAAGTGGTATTCTTCGCTAATTGAGCCATATCTTGCCCTGCTTGCGCAAGGATGTTTGCTGACTTAGCCACTGTAGTGACTGCCGTGCCTACTGCATCAGTTACATCTACAACTTGTTGTAATACTTGAGCTAGTGCTGCGAATACTTTCATGGTAACACCTTTGATTAAGTTATGGGACAATTCCCTTTATTAAGAACAGTTAGTCACATTACTTAGTTAGATAGGTATGGGGTGGGTAGTTACATAATTAGTAATTTGATAAAGCACCGGGGGGGTACTTCACTCGTGATCCGTTGAAACGGTACAGTAATACACCAGTACCTAGAAATGAAAATTACTGTAAACCTTGACCCCAAAATTAATTATAAAAATTCTGTATAACCTTTCCCCCTCACAAAATATTTAAAATTCTCATAACCCTTCAATCCTTATTGTCAGCTTACATTTTGTATTAGATAATTTTTTACTGAAAACACTAACATTAAAAGTAAGCGGATAATTAAAATTGTGTTAGACTATCTCAACTCAATAAGATTCTATAAGGGGATAGTTTAGTGCTACTTGAAGATCTAGGTATTAATCCAGCAAGCTTTTCTGAAGCTAGTCATGTAGTTAAGATTATGCTTGGCAAGTGTGCATTGTTTGTTCCCTGCAAGAGTGACGAGGAAGCTCAACATATTAAGGCTACTGTTACTACGTTCTTTGGTTCGCCTGTAATAACGGGGGATAGCGTAGCATGAGTGAGCTGTTAACACTGGATCAACTTAAGAAGGTTATACCTAAGCATCTTACTACCTCTGCTAGTCAAGAGATGGTGGATGAAGTTAATGGTTTGATCTCTGATCCTCAGCTTGCTCAGAACTATAGAGATAACCTATTGAGCTATACCTCTGTCATGCAGGATGGTAAGTTCAAGGTATCTCAGTACATTGATGCAGTTAGGTATGTTAGCTTTAAGTTACTTGGTTCCAGTAATCTTACTGCGTATGTAAAAGCGTTCCCTGACAAGTATCAGCGTTGGCTTAATGAGGGGGTATCTGATAAAGACATATCTGCTTATGTGGCTGGATACAATAAAACCAAGCTAGTTAATCTTATCTTTGCTCAGACCTTGGTTCCATCGCATGTGCTTAATGCTGATCTGTACCAGAAGGCTTTGAATGTACAAGCATCTTTAATGAATGATCCCGATGTGAGTCCTAAAGTAAGGACAGATGCGGCTAATAGTTTGTTGACGCATCTAAAGGTGCCTGAAGTTACCAAGATTGAATTGGATATTGGTATTAAAGAGAACTCTGCTATTGAAGAGTTACGTGCTGCTACCTTGGCTTTGGCTGCTCAACAGAGGGAGAATATTATTCAAGGTTCTGCAACGGTTATGGGTGTTGCACATAGCAGGATTATTACTAAAGGTGAGATCCTTGAAGGAGAATTAGTAAGTGGGTAGGTATGCTTTTAAATACTCTAATGAACCAATAATTAAATTACCATAAAGGAATCACGATGACTTCACTAACCAATTACACCGAAAACAAACTGATTGACCATATTTTCAGAACCGCATCTTTCACTAAGCCAACTGGCTTATTTATCGGACTAATCACTGCCGCTACTGATCTTGAGGCAGGTTTGGTAACTGAAGTTACAGGCGCAGGTTATGCGCGTATTGCCAGAGCGCCATTAGACGCTAACTGGAATGCAACCACCACCAACGGCATAACAGCCAATACAGCAAGCCTACAGTTTCCAGCGGCGACAGCCGACTGGGGTACTTGCACGCACTTTGGTATTTGGGATGCAGCAACAGGTGGAAACTTATTAATCTATGCGCTATTAACTGCAGCAAGAACCATTACTAACGGTACAACAGCTAGCTTCGGTGCAGGTGCTTTGACTTTCCAAGTGGACAACTAAGATGGCTATTACCTATCGTGATACATTGCCGTCTGGAGCAGTTGGTACAGTAAAGACATCAGCATTAAGCTCGGCTGAGATTAACACCAACTTTGCGACTCTGGATATTGAAAAAGCGACTAAGGCAAACCCTACATTTTCGGGTGTGGTCACTTTACCCAGTCAGTCGGTGGCTTTGGCTGATAGCGTACTGCCTAGTGTTAGTCCATCCCTCAGCCTCGACTTTGCAAATAGCAATCAACTAGACCCTAGAGTTACTTTTAGTAGGCTGTCTACGGCAACGTATTATGATGGTAAGACGACTGCGATGGCTGAGCAGAATTTACTTACATATAGTCAGTTGATAGGTGGAACTGGTTGGGTAAGTGCCAGAGTTGTTACCCCAATAGTTAATAATGGTATTGCACCAGATGGCACTCAAACCGCTTCATTGTGTGTAGGAACGACAGATAATGGAGCGCATTATTTTGGACAAACCGCTGCAACCGCTGGCAATATATTGTCATTCTATGCAAAACCCAACGGTACTAAAACTATTATTAGATGCAATCCTAACAGTACAGCGAACACAGCTTCATTTGATTTAACTGGCGTTGGTAGCGTATCGCAAAATATAGGGTGTGTTGGTAGTATAGTTTCTGTGGGCAGTGGGTGGTATCGTTGTGTATTGGTGGCTGCCACAAATGTATTTACTTCATGTTATTTTTGGCCCGAAAATGTTGAAGGAGTGATTGTTGGTGATGGTATTAATGGATTTTATCTTTGGGGCGCACAGCTAGAACAACGCTCACAAGTCACAGCTTACATACCTACAACTACGCAAGCAATCACTAACTACATACCACAGTTAATGACAGCACCTGCTGGTGTAGCACGGTTTGACCATGACCCTATTTCGGGTAAGAGTTTAGGGTTGTTGATTGAGGAGAGTAGGGATAATTTAGTAATAAATAGTGAAGATATCTCATCTGTGTCATGGTCAAATCCTATAGGCACAACTGGAGGTAGTAGGGTACAGTCTGGATGGGATGTTGGATTTAAAATAGGTCAGGTAACAGCATCTGTAAATAATGGTGGATTGAGGCAATCAATATACGGATTGATTAATGGGCAAGTCTATACTTTATCTTTTTATTTAGCATCTGTCTCACCATCACTTATATTGCTTCAGGGAGAAAATGCAGGGGCCGCTTACGGTACAAATCTTGCTGTTACCATAAACCCAACAACAGGGGCTACTACTGCACAATCAGGCTTTACTAGCGTAACAAGTAAAGTTTTTGGTTCAGGCAGGATTTATGAGGTCACGCTTCCCGCCGCGGCAGGTAACGTAAGTACCGCGATTTTTAACCTAGAATTTAAAGCAGCTGCTAATATACCATTTTATATTGGCAGGATACAATTTGAACAAACTGTTGGTGTAGCTGCTATTAGAGCAGGGTTTACTACGGGTACAGGTACAATAGATGCTTCTAATATTATGCTTGATTCGGGAGCAACTGGAGCCTATGTAGGCAATAGATTACTCATAGGTTATGGTGCTTCCTCAATAGCCGTTATATTATCGTATGATGCTAATACTAAGATTGCTACATTAGCTACGCCACTTGGGTCTATACCAGCATCAGGTACAGCTTATACAATTTTACCTGCTACTATAAATACTTCGGGTTTCGCCACTTCCTATATCCCTACTACTACAGGTTCAGTGACTAGATCAGCAGATCAAGCTAATATGACAGGTGTGAACTTTAGTAGTTGGTATAATGCTTCGGAATGGTCTGTATATGTTGAAGCGGATACTTTTTCTGGGTTTCTGAATAATACTATTTTCTCTATATCAGATTTAGCAGGGGGTACGTCAAATAAAATAAATATAGACTTTGGTAATAGAACTTTTAATTATACTAATGGAGTTAATAATTATATTTTAACTCCATTAGCTTCTGGTTTAGTTCTCAATACTGGTTTTAAATTCGCGACTTCTGTTAAACCTGGTCTAGTTTATGGTGCAGGTAGTGGAGGCACTATTAAAACGTCTACAGCTATGACTTATATGCCGCAAAATATAGCGATACTTAAATTATATGATAATACCTTACTTAACGGTCACATCAAGAAACTATCCTACTATCCTAAAGCACTTTCTACTACAGAATTACAGGCATTAACATCATGAAAAGGCTAATACTTAAAGCACATAAAGATTTTACAGTAGATAGTTTATCTCCAGCAGAACAATCTGCTATTAACTCTGTATTTGCTCAACTTAGTTTACCTATGCTAAGTACGGTAGAGTATAACGAGAGTATTGTAATAGATGTAGTCACTGCTGAAAGTGTAACTTTAGAGAATTTTGGTAATCTTAATCTACCTTTAGAGCTATATGGTATGTGGGATTGTAGGTGTTCAGGTGAACTTAATACAATAGTACCTTTAAACGCAGACTTTATTAACTTTCTACCTGTTCCAGTTAGTTTTGATTCAGAAGGTAATGAAGTTGTATTAGATAAAGTACTTGCATTACCACACAATTGGGCTGGCTGGCCTGAGGTGGTACTGTGAGTAAGTATATTTATACGGTTGTAGCCTATCGCTATGGTGATAAAGATCAAACTAACTATACACCTTTAGCAGATGTGAATATCTACGTAGTAGGTTGCTTTGATAGTTTTAAAGCCGCACAACACTCAGCACATCTTGAAAAAACGTGTAGTTCTTTTGAGTGTGAGATACTTAAAGTACCTGTTAATGGTGCTAAAAAGTCTATTGAAATAATACAAGGATTAGATGATGAGTAACTTAATCGGTACTAACCCAGAACAAGTACCTGTCAATGGGATGCTAGGTAAACTTGCTTTTATGGATAGTGATGCTCCACATTCAGGAGCGTTAAAGACATTACAGCAAGCACCTACTCTAGCTTCAGCCGCTACTATCATACCTACTACACTAGTCACCTTTATATCAGGTACAACGTCTATAGTTAATATAACCGTACCTGAAGCACTGATTAAAACTGGTGGTGAGATTAGGTTGATTCCTACAGGTTTATGGGCTACAACTTCAGCAGGTAATATTGCTTTAGCTACCACTGCTATAGTAGGCAAACTTCTTGTACTTGTATATGATGCAGGTACTAGTAAATGGTATCCGAGTTATTAAATGGCATTTACTTACAATACTGATGGCTACGCAGAAACAAGCTACTTTTTAGTTACGGAAGAGTCATTTTCTGCGACTTCTCTAGCAGTAAGCACTGGTACAGGTAGCATAAATTCAGCGATGGGTTTATTGGGTTACGGGTTTTCGTTAAGTACATCTACTAGTGTCATAGATTTAGCAATGGATCTGTTTGGGGGTGGTTTTACAGTAAACTTAGGGTCTGGATCTATTTACTCAACGATGGGGTTATCTGGTAATGGTTATGCACTTGCTGTAAGTCATGCGCGATTATCATTCCCGTCTATTTGGGTGGGCAAACTCAGTATTATCCCAAGCCACACAAAATACGAAATCATCCCAAACCATACCAAATATGAAATCAGGACACTAACATGAGTTTAGAAACGATCTATACCAATCGTGACAATGAAATTGTCTTATCGCTGTATAAAGATAAATTACTAATCAACCATAATTTAATTACAAAATATCAGCTAAAAGTAGATGATGTACTACTAGACAGCGATACGTTACCAGCTATGTTTGATAATCGAGCAGCAGATAAATTAGTACTTAATCTGGGTCAAAGCGGTTTTACAGAAGGTCGTTATAATGCAAAGCTGTACATTTTTGACCTTGATCATAGCAATGGATTGTTTTGGGGTAACTTTACCTTGTCAGTTGTAAACTAATGCCTATAATCGCTATTTATACCATAATAGTTATTGGTCTATTAGGAGTAGGGTTTTCTACTGCGTACAAGCTGGACAGCGGGACAGTATCAATCAAAGTTGATGGACTTATACAAAAAGCAGACCTCGCCAGCGCCGATCATCACGAAGTAATGGCTTGGCTTAACTCACTACCTACGGAATTAATAAAATGAAAAGATTTATTGGTACAAAATTAATAAACGCAACACCCATGACGCGCCTTGATTACAACATTCTTAGAGGATGGACATTGCCAGAAGATGAAAATGGTGATGATAATGGTTTTTTAGTTGAATATGTAGATGGTGGTAAAGCTAACACAAAAGACTATGCCGGTTATATATCGTGGTCGCCAGAAGATGTATTTAAGAGTTCCTACAGACTTGTTACTGGTTTATCTTTTGGTGGGGCATTAGAAGCATTAAAAGCCGGTTTAAAGGTGTCTCGATCTGGTTGGAATGGAAAGGGTATGTTTATCTTTTTAGTTGAAGGCTCAAGCTTTAAAGTTAATCGACCGCCTTTATTAGGTATCTTTCCAGAAGGTACTGATATTAATTACAGACCTCACATTGATATGAAAGGGGTTGACGGATCTATTAGCGTCTGGAATCCAACGAATAACGATTGTTTAGCGGAAGATTGGGAGATAGTAGAATGAGTATTATCACCATACTGTCATTTTCAAATGAAGTGCTAGACCAACTTAATAACCTTGCGCCTAAAGTTATCGCGTTCGCAGCCATAGCAGCCACGCTGGTTCCTGAGTCAACACCCATCATAGGAATCCTGCTACATAAGATAGCCTTTAACATTGGCAAGGCAGAGAATAAATGACACTTAATAAAGAAGAACTTAGAGAGCTACTTGAAGAAATTCTTGATACAAGAACAAAAGTATACAACGAAGAACATTATGAACAGCATGAATGGATACGGGCTAGGATTGAGTCTGAAAAACTTCGTAGAGACTTTTACCGTGAGGCTATTAAAACTACAATTCAATACTCTTTACCTGTTATTTTAGGTTCAGCTATTTACTGGTTACAAGGACATTTAAAGTTATGAATGTAAATCTAGCAGCCTTTTTAACTACCATTGCACAAAGCGAGGGTACTGAACATATTGGGACCCAGCATGGTTACAACGTACTTTGCGGTGGAGGAATCTTTCTTAGTTACAAAGATCATCCACGACAGCTTATTGACTTGCCTAGACTGCATATTAAGTCTACCGCAGCAGGAAGGTATCAGATACTGGCTAAGTACTATGACGCATATAAAATACAACTTCGACTTTCTGACTTCTCTCCGGCTTCACAAGACAAGATAGCAATACAGTTAATTAAAGAGTGCAAAGCGCTCGATGATATTGAAGCTGGTAGGTTTTCCATTGCGGTAGGTAAATGTAAGTCACGATGGGCAAGTCTTCCTGGAGCTGGTTATGGACAGCATGAGAATACACTTGCTGTGCTGGAAAAAGCATATACAAGTGCAGGTGGGGTAGTTTCAACGTGATGCAAGTACCCTATCTTAAATCTTGGTTCATATTCTTAAGCCACTGAACATATATGTTAGATACAATTAAAGTAAATAAGTCAGTAGAGGATTACGTTAATAACGTAAGTTATACTGAAGATGCTACTTACATACCTAGCCCATTTGCCTTGGAGTTTGTCAACTTCATTAAGCTAGTCAATGGTGAAGCGGGTGAAGAGAACCTAACTCCAGTGTTGCACTATAAGATGTTGGATCAGTTAGCGGGTAGAACCTCCAGTATACTTAATATGCTATTTAGAGGATCTGCTAAGACAACCTTGTTTGGTGAGTACTTGTTCTTGTACCTGGGAGTCTATGGCAGACTTCCTGGTTTCGGGCAAGTAGACATTGCGCTTTATGTATCTGACAGTATTGAGAATGGTGTTAAGAATATGCGTAAGAATCTGGAGTTCAGATGGGAGAACTCCGATTTCTTACGTCAGTACATTCCTAGTATAAAGTTTACTGACATACGTTGGCAGTTCACTAATGCTGATGGTAAGTTATTCATTGTTAAAGGTTATGGCGCACAAACAGGTATACGTGGAGCCAAGGAGATGGGTAAGCGTCCTACACTAGCGGTACTGGATGATTTGATTAGTGATGAGGATGCTAGATCACCTACAGTCATTAAGAGCGTTGAGGACACTGTGTATAAGGCAGTAGATTATGCGTTGCATCCTACTAACAATAAAGTCATCTGGTCAGGTACTCCGTTTAATGCTAAAGATCCATTGTATAAAGCAGTAGAGTCAGGAGCTTGGGCAGTCAATGTTTATCCGGTCTGTGAGAAGTTTCCTTGTAAGCGGGAAGAGTTCGTAGGAGCTTGGGAAGATCGGTTTACGTATGACGCGGTGAAAGATAAATACGATAAGGCTCTGAAAGCAGGCAAGATTGATTCTTTTAATCAGGAGTTAATGCTACGAATTATGTCTGATGAAGATAGGTTGATCCAGAACAGCGATATTTCTTGGTATAAAAGAAGTACAGTACTGAATAACAAAGGCTTGTTTAACTTCTACATCACTACAGACTTTGCTACCAGCGAGCGATCCAGTGCTGATTACAGTGTAATTTCAGTATGGGCTTATACCAGTAATGGTGATTGGTTATGGATTGATGGTATAGTCAAACGACAGTTAATGAGTGATAACGTCAATGACTTATTTAGATTGGCTCAGATGTATGCACCACAACAAGTGGGTATAGAAATATCAGGACAACAAGGTGGCTTTGTCTCTTGGATTCAAGATGAGATGTTAGTTAGAAATATATACTTTCCTTTGGCGAGTGAAGGTAATAACTCTAAACCGGGTATCAGACCCAATACTAATAAGCTGGTTAGGTTTAATATCATGGTTCCACTTTTTAAATTAAATAAAATAAAGTTTCCAATAGAGAGAAAAGAATCAGAAGAGATGTTAGAATGTATGGACGAACTTACTTTAGCAGCAGTTAGCGGGTTCAAGAGTAAGCATGATGACTTTATAGATACTATTTCTATGTTGGGTTCGTTAACACCCTGGAAACCAAGTAAACAATCAGAAGGCTTAACCCAAGATGCTAGTGGCATTTGGGAAGAAGACATAGAAGATGAAGTAAATTCTTTAGATTCCTATATTTTTTAACTGACTACATGGAAAACTACAATGCTTGTTAGTACAATACTAGATTACTTGGTAAACAGCGAGTTAGCAAGTTTAGCCGTCAATGATCTTTCTAAAGAAGCTAATGTAACTAAAATACTAAGTTACCTTAATAGATCCTTGGCAGAAGTTAATAAAGAGTTTTTACTAAACCGATCAGAGCAAGTCATCCCTTTAAAACCTACTAGGACTAAGTACTATATCGAGGATGAAAAGCTGATAAAGATTATTACAGCCTATAACTCGGTAGGTATAGAGTTATCCCTTAATGACGGGAATGATACGAAAAATACAGTGTTCATTCCAGAACATAACGTCATTGAGTACTATGGTATAAACAATGCAACGCTTACAGTAACAGATTTCATAACAGTTAGTTACCTTAGAGGTTTTGAAACGATCACATCTGTCTACGATACTATTAGTGTCAATGAAGCCATGACAGAGTGTATTACTAGTTACGTAGGCTACTTGGCTCATTCTGCATTACCCAAGAACTCTGGTAATGTATCCAATACGTATTTTCAAAAGTATCAAGCTATCGTTGCTAAGACCTTGGAGTTAAATATAGTACCTGATTGGATATATGGAAGTTTCAAACTAGACATCAGAGGCTTCGTATAATATGCCTTGCCAAATAGATCCAGTTACTGTTGATAATGCGTTAGTCTACACCTCTTTAAACAATGCTACGCTTGCCGCAGGAGAAAGTGAGGCTAGTGCTGCAATGTCGGCTAGTAGTGCATTGGCTGGGGCTACAGCAGCTACATTAGCTGTTGCGTCTAAGAATGCTGCTTTTTCTTCAGAAACTCTTGCTAGTGAGTCTGCGGCTACCGCTGTTAGTGAAGCCTATGTCGTGCATAATAAAGCCATTGAATCTACGCTGCAAAGAGAATTAGCTCATAAATGGGCTACAGAACATGAGGCTGTCTGGGTATCTGATGGTGTAAATGTGCCTGGATTTTCTGCGTACCATTGGGCGAAACAGGCACAGCAACAAAATGTCCTAACCGTAGGCACAATAGCACAATACATAACTAATGGTGTAGCAGACTATATAACCTATAACGCTATAGGCAATTCTTTACAGAATACAGTACTGGGTACAAGGCTTGATCAGATTGATACTATTGATGCGAGAACTAAAGCTGATGCTTTAATTATGCTGCAAGAAATTGCTAATAGAGGTACAGCAATAACTAATGAGCAGGTTTTACGTACTGCTGGTGATGATCAACTGGCTCAAACTATAAATACGCTATCAGCAACAGTGGTGGCAAATATAGCATCAGCGGTCCTGACAGAGAGTCAAGCACGAGCAACTGCATTTGATGCAAGTGCAATGGTAATGTCATTACTTACCGCACAACTCAATGATCCTATTACTGGATTACCTAAAACAAGGGCTGATATATTAACAGAGAGTAATGTAAGAGCTGATAATTTCACAGCTACATCAACTAGGCTTGATACGCTAACCGCATCTTATACTACAGCTAACGCAGCTATACAGACTGAGGCAACTACTAGAGCCAGTCAAAATACAGCTCTGGCTAATAGTGTTACTACGCTACAAACGACTGTCGGTGCGAACACCGCTTCTATTCAGGTTGCCCAAACTTCAGTAGATGGTATCAATGCAAAGTATACAGTAAAGATTGATAACAATGGGTACGTGTCTGGATATGGTTTAATGTCAACAGCTGTAGACGGCTTGCCTGTGTCTTCTTTCGCTATTAGTGCAGATACGTTCTCAATAGGCGCACCTGCTGTTCCTGCATCAGCTGGGCAGGTAGCTGTGTCTGCTTCAAAAGTTTATCCGTTTGTTGTAAAAACAACAAAAGAAAACATTGACGGTATATTCTTCGAGCCTGGTGTTTACATTGATAGTGCCTTTATCACCAAGATTTCCGCTAGTCAGATTAACACTAGAGGATTGACGATTAAAGATGCCGCTGGCAATCTGATATTGGGAGCAGGCACAGGATTGGATTTCAGTAATGTTACTGGTACTACCAAACCAGCAGCTAACGCTACAAGAAATAACTATACAGGTAACTGGTCATCAACTAAGGCGTATATTCTGGGGGACATTGTAATTGACTCTATAGGGTATGGCTGGTCGTGCTTAGTAGCAAATACCAATGCGGCACTCCCTATCTATGTAATGGGTTCTACCAATGCAAATACTTATTGGTCACTTTATACAGTAAAGGGGGATAACTCTTTATCAGCTGTATTGAGTAACGAGACACACACATTTCCTGCAACATCATCAGGGTTAGTTGGTGACTATACAGGGTCAGGAACAACCATACGTGTTTATGATGGCTCAACTGAAGTTGCCTATGATGGTATTGGTGCTGGACATGGTACATGGGGTGTGTCAGCAATAGGTGTAAACATAACTCCAGGCACAAAAGTAGACTCAGGTAATTACGTAACCTACCTTGATCCAACAGTAGGAGTTTTATCATCAATAGATGCCTCATCTATTACCTACACCATATCCGGACATAGATTTGATGGGAGTTCATTTACCTTAATACAGCAACAATCTTTTGCAAAAAGTAGAGCCGGGGTTACAGGTTCAGCTAGTGCAAATGCAGGAGCATTTTCAATCTCCAACTCAGGCTCGATGTTTATCAAAGATACCAGCGGCGCGGTCCTGCCGAGTACAGGTATTGTTGTTACAACGCATGACCAGAATATAACAGCACAAACCTACCAATGGTACAAAGACGGTATAACTATTTCAGGAGCAACCACAAGCAGTTATACATTACCTGTAGCTGACTACGCATCTGCTGTAACACATACTTATAAGTGTATAGTTACAGGCACTATTAATGCTATAACGGGGCAAATGCTTGAGGACTCTATAACTGTTCCATTAATCGTAAATGGGTCTAGTTCTCCAACTGTAATAACCTCTAATGTTAGCAGTACATTCCCTGCTGCATTATCAGGGTATGCAGGCATTACATTCACGGGCGGTAATTGCGATATAACAGCTTACATAGGCACAACAAAATTAGCTTATGCGGCTACTGGGGCGAATACGTTTAGCTGTACCAATGTAGCTGTATCAGGATGTACGGTAAATGCTGGAACAGGTATTACCTATACTTACTCGGTTGTAGCCCCTTCAGCAATGAGCTTTGATAAAGCCTATAACGATGTTATTGTTACCATTAGAGATGGTTCAGGAACAGCTTTACCAGTTATAACCCAAAGAATAAATTACTCCCTAAGTAGACAAGGACCAGTAGGTACAAATGGAGATGCTGGGGCATTAGGACCCACTGTTTCAATCTCAGCCCCAAGCCAAGTCTTCAACTCCACAGATAGAGTATTAAATGCAGATCAAGCGGTATTACTATTCACGGCAACTGTATCAAATGCGGTAGGTGTTACACCCACTTATGTATGGTCGGTTGCAGGGTTTGATGTTAATACAGCAACAGGTACAGCAAGCACATTCTCTTTGCCGTCAACAGTATTTAATTCAGCCATGGGTTCCTCAGCAGGTAAAGTCACTTGTACTGTAACTTGTGGAGCATTAGGGACTTTTGTTGATAGCACATCTGTATTAAGACAAGAAGTAGGGACGGGAGCTGCATTTGCTACCCGTAATGTCTATAAAGGTAATTGGGCTTCAGGTGCAGCTTATGTCGTTGGTGACGTTGTTATGGATGTTAATGGTTATGGTTGGTCTTGCATATACCCACATATATCTAGCGCTGTTAATAATACGCCTGTATATCCAGGCACTAATACTTATTGGGTAATTTCTAGTGTAAAAGGCGGGACTGGGGATTCTGTTGATATAGTTTTTGTTAGGAGTGCGACAATACCAACTACTCCTACAGCATCGACTGGTGTCCCTACATCGTGGTACACGGACGTAGCTAGTGCGAATGTCGTTGGATTAACAAACCCATTATGGGCAAGTCACGGCTTTAAACTATCATCCGCAGCTAATTACACTTGGGATGTGCCTACCCGTATTGACGGTAGTGCTGTGGCTGAAGTTACCGCTTATATAAGGAGTGCTACAGCTCCTTCAACCCCAACAACAGGTGGTACATATACTTTCGGTACATCACCAGTTTACGTTGCTCCAACTGCTCCTGCACAGTGGTATAGCTATATACCTGCTGGCACTGCCCCTGTTTATACCTCAAGAGCTGTTGCATTTACATCTAGTAGTAACACTGCCGCTGTAGCTATCACGGGTTGGACAACTCCTGTGTTAAGTATACAGAATGGGGTAGATGGTGTTAACGGTATTAATGGTGTTAATGGTATTAATGGTTCTAATGGCTCTAATGGGTTAAATGGATCAGCCGGTGTGGCGGGTGCTGATTCTTCAAGCTATGCCTTAAGTTTATCTTCTTCTGTAATAAGTAAAAGTGTTTTAAATGTATTAACACCATCAACCAGTACAGCTTCAATTTATAAATCTACGGGTACAACTTCGCCTGCTCTTTATGTGGGTAGATTTATAATAGAAACATCGCCAGATGGTACTACTTATACAAATGTTTATACTTCTACTGCTGATGAAAGCTCTAAAACCTATACTATTCCTATAACAGCTAAAACTATAAGAGTAAGAGCTTATTTAGCTGGTGGTGTTACTACATTACTTGATGAAGAAGTTATAACTATTGTTACTGATGGTTCTAGTGGTATTGATTCTGTTAATAATATAGTTGCAGTTTTAAATAATGAAAATCAAAGTATCCCTGCTGATAATGCTGGAACTACAGGTGCTTTCAGTGCTGTATCTACTATGGCTGTTTATAATGGCGCAATAGATGATTCAGCTAACTGGACGTATACTAAAGTTGATAGCGGTACAACATCTACTATCAGTGGGGCAACTACTACCGTTACTGCTTTATCTGCGGATACTGGAACTGTCACTATAACTGCAACACGATCTGCTGCTGCTCAGGTTAATATATTATCAGGCAGCGAAACATTTGATGCTACTTGGCAAGATGCCACAGCTTTAGGTAATCCTGGAGTTGTGGTTGCTGCATCAACTATACCTGCACCTAATGGAGCATTAACAGCTAAGAAGATAACTGCCAGCGCTAATTTAGTTTTATTCTATAGAAAAATACAACCATTTGCTATCAACCAATATTCAGTTAGCACCTATATCTATGTACCTACTCAAGCTGGTATTACTTCATGGAGACTTAACTGGGATTTTGCTGACACAACTTATGTTAATGTCAATGTTCCTACCTATTATGTGTTTGATAAATGGGTAAGAGTTGAAGGTACAGTTACCACTTCTGCATCACTGACATTCCTTGATTGGAATATGTCTATGAATGGTGCTAATTTAACTGCTGGCACAGTATTTCATGTATGGGGTGCTATGTGTAAAACAGGCACAGCTTCAGGTAAATATATTCCTTATCTTGCTCCAGTATCTAAGATATTTACTCTTGCTAAGGCTAAAGCTGGAGTTGCTGGTGCATCAGGCGCAAGCTTATTTACTTGGCTTAAGTATGCAGATACTACAACCACAGGTATGTCTGATTTACCCACAGGTAAAACCTATATGGGCATTGCATACAATAAAACTGTTGCTACCGAGTCTACTGTTTATACAGATTATGATTGGAGCTTAATTAAAGGTACTGATGGTATAGCAGGGGTGGCAGGAACTAACACTTACACATGGGTTAAGTATGGTACTTCCGCAGCAGGTGCTGGCATTAACGATAGCCCAGCTGGGATGACCTATATAGGTCTGGCATTTAATAAAACAACAGCAACTGAATCAACAGTTACAACAGACTATACTTGGAGCTTAATACAAGGTCCCGCAGGCTCACAAGGTCCTGCTGGGGTGGTGTCGGGAGTATCAGTAAGCCCTCTATCAGTAGGGATGCAAAGTTTAGTTGTGGCCTCCGGTTATCAGATTGGGTCGGGTACGCTTACAGTTCCGGGTATTGCAATATCTAATGACTGCATTAAGATATTTGATGGGTCGGTATTAAGAGTAAAGTTAGGTAACTTAACATGAGCTATGGTTTACAAACTTTTGATTCTTCTGGTAATGTTATACTAGATGGTTTAGATAGAATAGGTAGAATTGTTAGTATATATACTGGTACTGTTCCGGCAGGTTCTTCCCCTTTTTGGGGTTATGTAAATATAGTAGTTCCGGGATATACTGCTGATAATACTATAGTTAGTAATCTATCTAATCAGTATTTATATGTATGGGACTACACAACTACAGATACTATAGTTATAGCAAATCCTTTATCAGTTGCTACTGATTTTATTCTTTATATAGTACAGGTATAATTATGGGGTATGGAATACAAACATTAACTACTGATACTGGAATGATTCAGGTAGATTCAAACTATAAAAATATTCTATATAATAGAGTTGTAACGCCTAGCTATAGTTCTATCACTGGTTGGACAGCTGGTCTTACTAATAATGAGTTTATATTCTGGCTACCTGCTTATAATTCAGATGGGCTATATGGCTTTGTGTCCCCTTCTACTTTTATAGTGGGTAGTCAAGAAAATGAATATTTAAGGGGTATAGGCTATGGGCTTGAAGTATATACCCCAGATAATAAACTAGCTTTTACTAGTAATGCCAGACCTATGATAATTAGAGGAATATATACTTTAGGTACTATAGATTACGGAGTATCTTTCGGACCTCTTTCTTTTAGTATACCTACACTTAGATCAGGAAAACAAAGATGTATTGCTGTTTGTCCTCTATGTAAAGCTTTTAACCATAGTTTTGAACCTGACGAAGTACACGTAACTAACTTATGGGATGGTGCAGGAACTTTAACTATTTATGATGGTTCGAGTCATAGTTCTTATACAATAATAATAG